GCCTTGTTGCTGAATGACGCGTCTTAGATCGTGCATGATGCCAAGCAGAAACAGCGACGTGAACAATGCGGGTGCGGCCAGCGGTCTGCCGTATGGTGTACTTGGCATCGGGTCAACCGGAATGTAGCGAAATGTCGGAATGTCTAGCCGCTTGAACTCATAATCCTGCCATTGCCCGGGTTGCCATTCGTCGCCGCTACCATCGGGGCTACTGCGTCGCCGGAAGCGAATCGACGCCGGATCGGGTGTTGCCAAATCGAGTGGCATCCGACCGCGCTTATCCAATACGAGTTCTGCACACAATGCGCCACGCATAAATGCGCCGGTAAAAATGCGCCCGATTACGACATCGAGCGTACCATATCTATCGTTAAGGCGATTGACAAACTCATCAGTCGCCGCCTGCCCGCGCTTGTCTGGCGTGTCGCTGCCCAGCCGCGTGACCTTCACCTCAAAGCCGGGGTTGCACATGCGCAGAAAATCATAGTGCGCGCGACTGACTTCCGGCGACAGATCGACCAACATTTCGAGCAGTTTAGTTGGCGCAATGCTATCAAAATCTTTAGACGAAAAGTTGAGCAGTTGCCAGTTGCTTTCGTAATTGTTCGGTGGCATCACCACCCAATTAGCGGCGGCGTAACTGTTCATATCATCCACCGAAGCGCGCCCACTTGGCAATGCACGCATTGCTATCGGCGGCGCTGTGCGTTTTGGTAGGAAGCGCCGGAAAAAATCATACCAGGCCATATGTTACCATCCTCTTGCTTTGCCTTGAACGAGTGGCGTTGCCATCACTGATCGTTGCGCTTGCCAGAGCATTAGTGCTCTCGCTATAACCGTATCGTCGTGCATACCAACCGGCGCTGAATACCGGCTGCGTCCAGTGTGGTGCGACATGATTCGTTCGTATGCCTCAATTTCACCTGTCCAAACTGGATCATCTTGAAACTGCCACTCTGTACGCTCAAAAGCCAACGCCAAGTTTTCAATTAGTGGCGGCTTGGTGGTGGCTGTTGTCTCAAACGCAATCACAGGCAGGCCATCACGCTGCAACATTTCCAGGTTAGGCTGTCCAATGCTATTGGATTCAGCCAGAATTATTGCTGGTTGCCACATGGCGAAAAGACTCTTCAGTCTGTCGCGCTGAAACACATAATCAATCTGATTGAATCTATCGCGCACTACTTCAGCCTTGCAGCGCGTGCAACCGATACTGACTGTTGTAAAATCATTCTGCTTGCCCCAGTCCACGCCAGCAATTAGTGTGTGCCCAACGTGTGCGCTGGGCGTTGTGACTGGCGCACTCATGCAAGCCGCAATATTGCGAAAAACAGCACCTTCGCCTTCGAGAAACTCAGCAAGAATTTCTTGCCGATAGGTTTCCTCCGTCATATCAGAGGTAATTTCCTCCAACGCGTCTTTGCTCAAATATGGATTGTCGTGGCTTGTAAAATGAAACGCCGCCCAGCGGCCTGTTGTGTCGCCCATGGCCTGATGATAGATCTTGTGGGCATGATTTTTACGCTTTGGCGTAAATATGAATACGGCATCGCCATCGTTATCGAGTAGCATTGGCGCGCCAACCTCTGTCCATGTGTCTGGATTCATAATACTGTACTCGTCCAGTATCAATAAATCAGCATGATCACCACGTAGCGAATCGGCATCCCATGCCGTTTTGGTGCGAATGCGTCCACCGTTTTTGATTTCCAATACGCGTTCGGTTTCGTTTTTGTAGACAACACCAGCGGAGACCAAATCCGCCAAAGCGCGCTTGCAACCAGTCCAAAAAACATTTGTCTGGTCAGATGTTGGAGCAGCTTCCAATACACGTTTGCCACGCAGCATGGACTCAACCGCCAGCGACACCATGCCGGTGGTTTTGCCGCCGCGCCGCCCAGCGCAGACAACTTTGCGCTTTGCGGGACTGCGCATAAAGCTAAGCTGCTTCTCGTGCGGCAATGGTAGGTTAACTATTAATTCGTTCGTCATTACTTCCATCGTTGCCGTAGATAATCCTTATAACGACCTCGCCGCTCACATCGCCGGACAATTTCATCTCTTCCGGCACTTTGCCAAAGGCCACCTCGATAAACTTCATTTGCAGCGCCGGGTTGGGACTGGTCGCCCACTTGCGTAAGATGGCCTCGGCTACGGTGTAGGGGTTGCCGTCTTTGCCGGGAATGGTCTCATGGCTGATCTCTTGGGCCAGGGTGCGCAGCGCGTCGAATGTTACCGGCCTGCCTTTCCGATTTATGCGCTTGTCGCCTTTGGTGAATGGTTTTAGATTATCTTTACCTGCCATTGATTCCACTGTTGCCCCACTGTTTAACTGTGGGCCTATTTCACTAACACCGGCTCGATGCCGGTATGGTCTGCGAATCTCTGAAGCGCTACCGCAACGTACTGTTCACTTGATGGCGATCCAGCCTGCGAAGTTCATCCAGCGCCAGAAGCAGTCTACCTGTCGAAAGCCGACCAGCGTTAGCATTTCCTCATTCCATTTCGCAGTCATGGGAACAAGTACGCCCTCCAGACTGAGCCGCTTACGATCAATCTGTTCAGGACTGTAACCGTTGTTCGATTTCATCTTGTAGTAGAGATCGATCATGTCCTTATTCAGCTTCGCAGAATTTCCCATGATTTTTTCAACGAAGATAAAAGCACCATCAGGTAGAAGATGATCGTAAATGTCTTGCATAATTTGCAAGCGATACTCGATAGGCGTGAACTGCAACGTCAAAATACAGAGCGTTACCGAGTTTTCCCACGCCGGATACTCTGTGCGCAAGTCGATCTTTTGGATTATTACGATGTCTGCGTTGATTAGATTCTCGAAGCGCTTGCGAGATGCCTCCAGCATGGGATCGCTGATCTCGATACCGATGAAACGATTGTGCGCGCCAAGTCTATCAATGATAGGCGACATTGCTTCGCCCCGACTGCAACCAAGATCAATGATGTTCGTATTGGACTGCGCATACCGACAAGCTAAGTCGGTACACGCCTTGCGCATAACATCGTATTGAGGAATCGAGCGCGCCAGCATATCATCAAAGGCGTCAGCGACTGCGCTATCGAATACCCATCTTTCACCTGGAATTGTCTTGTCTACTTGCACTTGTCTAATACTCCTGTCTGCACGGCGCTTGCTATATGTTTCATCATAACTGGCGGTACGGATCTAGCGACGCGCTCCCACTGTTGTTCGTAACTTCCAGTCAGAATAAAATCATCAGGAAACGCTCCGATTCGTCTCAGTTCGGCAATGGAAAACTTTCGCTTTTCAGTCGGATGAGTCACCGCCGCTGTACCGCCGTGGCCGCCTATGGCTGTAAGCGTGTTGCAGGGGCGATTGAGAGGAGATCGACACAGATTAAAATATCGTTCACTTTTTCTACCGACTTCGATTTTTTCCCATTCGTCTCCGATAGCGAAACGAGAAATATCAGTTTCGGGTTCAATATGAAAGAGCTGCGAGTGTTTCATGTCCTTAGATTGCCCGATCCACGGAATAGCATCACGTACCGTATACTGATACGTCAGCGGCACGGGGAAAGTGGGTTGTAAATTTAAGTCATTGCGAACGCCGATAAAGATTAGCCGCTGGCGCATCTGCGGAACGCCGAGCCATCGCGCATCCAATAACTGCGCCTTGACGTTGTATCCGCAATCTTTGAGCGCTTCGAGAATCTCAAGGAAGTACCCTTTGGCCGTTCCCTTGATCAATCCACTGACGTTTTCTGCAACAAACACCTTGGGCTGAATATCGCGCAAGATACGGGCAAACTCGAAAAACAAGTCGTCGGTGCGTTGCTTCGTGTCGCTGTATGACTTGACTTTACCCCATCCCGCTTCGCGCTTGCCAGACGTCGAGAAACTCGCACAGGGTGGTGAGCCGTCGAGTAAGTCAAGCTCGCCAACAGATAGACCTATCGCTTCGAGAATCTCACTGGCTTGCACTTTGCGAATGTCACGGCGATCCAGAATCGTCGTCGGGTGGTTTGCCGCGTATGTGTCCTGTGCGGCAGGGATGAACTCGTTCGCCCATAGAACACGATAGCCCGCCATCTTATACCCAAGCGAGGAGCCGCCGCAACCGGAAAAGGTAGAGACGGCGTTATAGCCGTTCCACGGTAGCGCTGCAATCTCTATCATACTCGGTATACGATATAACGGCTTATTCATTTCGGCCTGCCACTCCATACGTATGAGCATTTAGGGCAGCAATACTGTGTCTCGATTTTCTCGTCATACTCTTTGAATTCATCGGGCGGATCATCGTTGTTAATCCCCAACTCAAATGCTTCAAAGCCCCACGAAAGCAGATCGTCTACCTCAAATTCGTTCGCCAGCAAATCAAAATCCCACTCACCGGTCGTGCCGCGATGTAGATATACGGTGAGCCGTTCGCGCTCTTTCTCAGACAGTGGGCGGCTTGCCACACGCACATCGACCTCGTAGTCAAGCCCGTATGTACCGGCTAGCACAGATAGCCGCTGATGCCCGTTGTATAGTTCGCCATCGTTCGGCCCAATCGCTAGCGTTTCCACCTGACCGAAGTCGTTGACCGATTCGACTAGGCGTTCGGCTTGCTTGTTTTTGATGACGCGTGGATTGCGGGGCCACGGTTTGAGGTCGCGCAACTTGCGCTTTTCGTTCGTCCAGGTGATTGACTTATCCATCGGCAACACCCGCCATCTGTTCAATGCTAAATCGAGCCTGTGCCCTACCCGTCAAGCCGCTGCCTAGTGTGCTGTTGTACGTCCAGCTAACCGTAATCACACGCTGTAGCGCGTTCCCGGCAATGGCCAAATCGTCGCCGGTCAGTGCAAACACTACCGTGGCCGCGGGTGTCACCACTACGGCGGTGCGATTATTGATCACGGTACCGCGCCGGTCTGTTAGCATCCATGTTATCGTGAGCGGTGTGATAGCCGCACCGTCTTCATCGGTAAACGGACCAACGGTGACTTTTGCTGTGCCTTTTTCCGCTGGTGTGACACTGATGTCAATCATTCGCAATCCTCGAATTCAATTAGTGTATTCGGCATGGTCATAGACACAGACACAGACGGTGTTGCAATGGCAAACATGGCGCTAGGTATCGACATAGATGCAGACGCAGATGGCACCGCATAGGCAAACGCTGCGCCAGGTATCGACATGAGAATTGTGCCGACGTAAACTTTACCGATGGCAACGTCGCGGTACGGAAAGTAACCGACCGTCAGCACGGATAGCGCATTGCCTAACCAGCCGCGGCTAGCTATCCGCTTGAATCGGTTCATCAGCTTGCCACTCGCGTTGTGTCTGTCAGTGTGTGTGTCACGTTAGTGGCACCGGTTGGATCATCGTACACGATGCTGGTTGGATTCTGCGCATCATTGGCAGTGGAATCGCCAACCGTCACTGACCAGATATTCAACATGGCCTGTTCAAATGTCAAGCCGGTTGCCACCGCATGGGCCATGATTGCCGCCACAACCGCGGCTGCGCTCGGTTGGGCCGCCGTGATTGCCGTCTGTGCGGCGGTGACGTTTGCCGGTGTTGCGAACCCTGTTGCCGTTGCCCATGCGCCCGCGCCATGTGTGCCACTCAGTTGCGTGTCAATTTGGGCGGCGGTTGGGATATCTGCCGAACTCGTCAACACGTCGGCATTCTCAGTCTCACGCGGTGCCACCATAAACGAACGCCGTAGGGTGGCATCAGCAGAGTTGTAGAGAACGAACGCCCCGGCATGGGTGTCAGGCGCATTCAGTACGTACTGATACAAGCCATCCACAACCTCGACAACGCCGGCGGTGATTGTAGTCACAAGCGCGCCCGCGGCATCGTACAGTTTGCCGTGAACCGTCAAGCCATCATTGTGTGCGCCGAAATCGGCAACACAGTATACTGGGTAGCTCATGGTGTTGTGTTATCCAAAATTACGCCAAGTGAAGCCAGCGCCGTCAGCAGTGAGGCTAGTGCCGCAT